ATTCTACCTCCAAATCGTCTTAGGGGGGGGTAGGGGATAAAATATTGGCATTTATGCATGGCTATGCTATGTTATAAGCATGACTGAGCCTCAAGAAAACGTCTTATCGATACTAAATGACAACGGGTGTAATATATCGAATGCCCTTGACTCTTGCGGAGTAAGTCTGGAGGAGTTCGAGGGCTTTTTGCGTAACGCCGAATTCGAGAAGTATTTCAAATCAGCCAAACAGAAAGCAGATGATCTTACTCGGCAGCAATTAGATATTCTATGCGCTAAGGGTATCATATCTGCCATTATTGAAAAGAATAAATACCTGCGCCAGTCTGATGAAGCAAATGAATCTAAGCGTATCCGGCGAGATACCGCTGCGGAGCTGATTGGATTGTGTGATACTAAACATGATGTTCTTAAGAAGTTCTGTAATATCTTTAAATGTTCCAAGAATTCAGCGGATGACTTTTTTAAAGCAGCAATAACTGAGTACGGTTTAGACACCCCGGCTGCCAGAAACAAAAAAGAGCGAGCCAAAAACTCCAGAAAACTGATCTCACAATTTGAGGCGGGTGAGTTAAATCAAGAGAGCTCATTACGTGGTTTATATAAGATTTGTTTAAGAGATGCCCAAGACTCAGAATATCCCAGTGAAAGAAAAGGCGCTATTGACCAAAGCTTAAAAATTATGGAGTTTATACACACCCTAGAGGATCGCCGCAAACGGGAAGCAGAGCAGGATAATATACCTTTATATTTAAAAGTTGATGCGCTCCTAATGAGTTCCAGCCCGCAGCGTGTTGAAGAAATCCAGGAGAAGGTTAATGCTATCAAGCACATTTCTTCCTTGCCAGATTGAATATATCCTAGATGACTCGCCTTTGTTGGTTTGTGAAAAAGGCCGCCAGCAGGGGTTTACCTGGATATCAGCATATAAAATTATCAGGCGCATAAACGTCCATCCAGAGCCTCTTGATCATTATTGGATATCTCGCGATGAGTTCACAGCCAAGCTTTTTTTACAGGACGTTCTTCAGTGGCTCAGGGTATGGGATGAAGTGGCAAACCACGGGCTAACCTATAAGCAGTCGATAATTGATTGGTCAGGGGTTCAGGCAATGCGTATCAAATTTTCAAACGGTGCTAATCTATATGTTCTGTCTAGCTCTGTTGATGCCGTGGTTGGTAAGCGTGGACATTTTTATCTAGATGAGTTTGCTATACATAAGGATGCTGAGGCTTTATATAATATTGCTGAGCCTTGTACTACTTGGGGTTTTACCTTAACAATATTTAGCACCCACCGAAGTAAGCAGACTTTTTTCTATAAGTTATGTGACCGAGTTAGAAAGGGGGAGATACCTGGGGCTAAATTAATGACCGTAAATCTTGAGCGGGTATTGGAAGAGGGCTTTATTGATCGCATAAACTTTAAAAAAGTACTAGCCGGTCAGGAGCCATACGCCAACCCTATTGATTTTTTTAATGAAAAGCGCAATAAAAGCAGTTCTGACGCTATGTTTTTGCAAGAATATATGTGTATTCCTGCTGATGCTGACGCCGTGCAGGCTATTACTGAAGAAGATTTACACCGAATTATGCGGCCTTTTAGTGAGCTATTCACGGCACCTCGTGCCAGTGGCCGCTACTATGCCGGAATTGATGTAGGCCGAAACCGAGACTTAACAGTATTTTGGGTTTGTGAAGATGTGTCAACGGGTTCCCAGCCTTTGTTAATCACTAGACATGTTGAGGTAATCGAGAGGAAACGATTCTCAGAGCAAGAGGATATTTTAGTTGGTTTGCTGCAACGATGGAAGCCGCGCAAGTGCCTTATAGATGGAACTAATACGGGTGCGGGTATCGCAGAACGACTAGAGGAGCGCTTTGGTTATTGTGAAAAAGTGAAAATCACCCGGGTAACAAGACCTCTATGGATTTCAAACCTAGCTGCTTTTATCCGCCGCAAACACACCTGTTTATACGTTCCAGACACTAACGAGGTTTGGGAGGACTTTCTTAGCGTTGAGCGTTATATCAATAAAGAGGGTAAAGAAGACTTTTTTATTCCTTCCCATAAAGAGCGTGGCCACGGAGACCGGTTTATGTCTCTGGTTTTATGTTTAGAGGCATTTGTTTCGCAACGTCCATTGGCTCGATACACATTAGACTCGGAGGGGATTGAAATAAAACAGGCACCTCAAAAGAAAATAAAGCGGCCAAGACGTAGTAATATTAGATTTTAGGTCTTATATTTATTTAATGCGGGGCTGCCTAGATCTCTCCCCTTTTCTCCTTATTTAGTCTGGCAGCCTCGTTTTATTTATGTAGTCCACTATTTGCATTGTCTAAAATATCCGCTACGTTAAAACTATGGGGCGTTAGCGAGGTATAAAATGGTTAATCACCCGTTTCAGCGGAAAATATATACACTTGATGCAGATGAATATAAGCATGTTCTAAACTGCAACCTCAAGTCATTAGAGCTCGAGTATGGCATGTATAAAAAGCGCGGAGATGAAGAGTCCTGCGCTGAAATCCGCCTTGAGTACAAGTACACCCTCCATGAGTTGCTCAACTTTGGGAGTGCCCTAACAAGATTAAACAAGTATCATAAGGATAAAATATAATGCGTGTGTGTGTTCTAATGTTTGCCCTTACAGTGCTAACGTGCTGTACATCTACAACAGTCTATGAGAATAGATATGTGTCCACTGCTTCCGAGGCTTTAGAGTCCACCAAGCAAATCATAATCAATTATCATGGCTCCGGCTCTGCTTTCTATCTGGGCAATGATATCTGGGCAACAGCAAAGCACTGTGTTATGGATATGGATACTCCCGGCTGGTTACCGCCAGAATTCTATCACATTTCAATAGGTGGCGCTGAAGCCGAAGTCATAGCCGTATCAAATGATTTTGACGTGGCTCTATTTAAGATTGATACCCCGGACGATGTCAAGCCATTTAAGTTTGCCGACCACCGGCCCAGGTTAATGGATATGGTTTATTCAGTTGGTTGGCATCTGGGATATGAAGAGACTTTTTCAATAGGCTTTGTTAGCAAGCTTTATGATGATGCCGTTATTCATACGGCGCCAATGAATCCAGGCTGCTCCGGCGGGCCTACACTCAATACAGATTTTGAAATAATCGGCGTAAATTCTATGATTTTAACCGCCGCCGGTGGTTGGAATGGAGTCTCATACAGTGTGGATTATATGAAGTTATTCCAATTAACGTTTGATGGGTTAAAATAATGACTGATTCTCAAACAGAAAGAATAGCTTTTTGGGTGGCTTTTTTGGGTGGCGTAGCCATTTATATAATGGCCTTGATAACTAAGATTTTAAAACTACTATAATTAAAAACGGGTTTTTATGTCAAAAGGACGCGATCAAATAAAGGGAAAGCGTAATAACCAGCTTTCTCAGAATGGGCTTTTAAAAGCGAAGAACGGTGAAATATTTGATTTAACTCAATGGTATATTGATAACTCTGCCAGTTTTATGCGCTCAAATTTAGAGATACAGGGCAAGATTTTACGAGAGCTTAAGAAGCTTAACCTTTATTTAGAATTAATAACAGATGAAAAAATAAATTGTGAGGATTTACCACGATGATTATTGAGAACGGTGTAGGCGATGCCACTAAGGCAAAAGTAAACGGCAGAAATGAGCTGACCGTTTTTAGTGTAACGGAATCAGAATCACAACATGCCGCTTCGATTGGTGATGCATATAATATTAATACCGGAGAGGAGACTTTTGCGGCCTCTACTAGCTCCGGACTTCTGTATTTTAAAAACGATGAGACAGAAGATATTATCATAGAGGCCATAGCTTTGGGTTTCAAAAATAGCACTACCACTGATGACCTATTATCTATATATGTTGTCAGAAACCCTACTGGGGGCACCCTATTCGACGCTGCAACTGCGGTCGACATGAATCAAAATAGAAACTTGGGAAGCTCTCAAACTTTAAAGACAACAACTCTAGCATATAAGAGTACAGCCCAAAATCAAACACTAACCGGCGGCGATGACATTATATTACTACATTGTTCTAAAGCTGGTAGAACATTTGCAACAATAAATTTGGAAATACCAAGGGGGGCAGCGATTGGTTTAAGGGTAGATTCTGCAAGTTTGGCTACCACTTGTTATGCTGCATTAGTATTGCATGTTAAGGACGGCGTTAGATAAATGTTGACATCTGTCATAGTTGATGGCTTTGGCGGTCATAATAAGCTAAGTATTCAGCCGGAGGGTACAATAAACGCTGTTATCCATCCGCACCCGCCACGGGGTGAACAGCTTAGCGCCGATCCATTCCGCCAATACTTTACAAATGACGGTACAAGTTCAGGGTCAATAGATTGGGCTGTGGATGGTTCTAGTACATCGGTAGAGTTTTACATAAGTGCTAGTCCAGATGTTGACATATATATTAAATCAATATCAATACTTATCGGCGATGGCGGCAATCCGGCTCTTAATAAATACGGTGCTTTAACTGCTCTCACAAATGGCGTTGAATGGCGTTTGAGTAGCCAGGATACCGGCGATTATATTTTACATGACGGTATAAAATCTAACTTAGAGTTTATCCGGTTAGCAGTGGATACAGCAGGAATAGGAACCGGGACAGATGCATTTCTTGCTGATGTATCCGGCGGTGGTACTGAAAAAAGTTATCTTCCAACAATAGACCTTGCTGAGACATTTGGTTTAAGATATGGCATAAGATTGCGAAAAGGAACCACTGACAAAATGGTGTGGAAGATAAACGACGATTTAACAGGCTTAACGACACACAATGCAATTGCATACGGGATTAGAATATAATGGATATAATAAACTTAACAAGACAAAACAAAACTCAAGCCATAGTGGGAGAGGATTATTACCAGCAATTTGTGTATAAAGATCCAGACGGGGCCGCCATAGATATATCAAGCGGTTACACTGTGGCCGGTGTCATAAAGGACTCTGGCGGGTCAACCTTGGTTGCACTACCTCAGACTGCAAGCCTTGCGACAACCGGCATACATTCTGGAGGGTTTGCGAATGGTGTTATTACTATATTTCTAGACTCTTCAGATGTAGCTGCCGCCGGGGACAATACCTACACTATTAAGATTACTGATGCAGACCCGAAAACCACACCTATATTTGGTGGAAACTTCCAATTCTGGACTAATCCATATTGAATAAAGTATCTTTAAAACAGGGGAATGGCGTCTCAGTTATTGATCCTAATACAGTATCCGTAAAACAGGGTAACAGGGTTGAGCTTGCCCCAGAATTAGTGTCCTATGCTGGCGGTCCCAACTTAGCCTTCCAGTTTACAGTAAATGCCACTGATGGGACTTTTGCTATTCCTACAGTTTCAGATGGTACGTATAATTGCAATATCACTTATGATTTAGGTGGCGCTAATGAGGTTACCTACTCTGGAATAACCACATATAATGATGCTAATATGTCCCATACATTTCCCGGAGGTGTTGGAACTTATACAATAAGCATTACCGGCACCTTTACCGGTTGGCGCTTTAATAATGGCGGCGATAAGCTTAAGATGTTAGCAATTACTAATTGGGGTGACGGCGTACTGACTATTATACACACGGGGGCATTTTTTGGCTGCACTTCTTTAACAATAACCGCAGATGGCGCACAAAAGCCGACATTTACAGGCGCACTATATGCTATTCAATTTATGCGGGATTGTTCATCGGTAACAACTGTACCGGGAATGGAAGATTGGGTCTGGTCTACGTGCACCTCAGCTTACCAGTGTTGGCGCGTGGCTGCTAGTTTCAATCAAGCCTTACCGGATATGCCATTAATAACTAGAATAGATGACGGTATCAGAAACACAATTTTCAATCAGCCCTTCCCCTCAATGCCACTTGTGACAAATATTAATACCGCCCTAACATCTGTTAGCGCCTTTGATCAAGATTTAACATCACTACCCTGGGCCACAATCACCACAGCCACAAACTTTATGTTACTTGCTGACGGCATAAGTACCGTCAATTACGATGCCTTGTTATTACACATGGACTCTGAAGTTGTTAGTAGTTTAACTGTTCACTTTGGATCAGCGACATATACAGGCGGCGGAGCCGTTGCCACTGCAAGAGCGAATTTAGTTAGTCGTGGCTGTGTTATAACTGATGGAGGAATTGCGTGATTGAGTTAAAGCCGGAATCTATTAAATACGTAATGATATTAAATGCCGAAACAGACCGGGCTGACTTTACTTGTGTTTTAAACAATCAGACGTTAACTTGTGGGCAACCATGTATAATATATGCGGATGATCACGATGCAGTTTTAGATTGTATTTACTCTGAATATACTACAACTGTTTTGAGCGGCATGCACATTGAGGTATCTGGGACGAAGCGACTCGAGGTAGATATCAGGAATAAGATAAACATTAAAGTTGCTGCGGGTGATATTTCGACATCCGGAACATTTTAAATCTTCAGTAGCATCAAGCGATGGAAGCATCGCTCTCTTATTAGGGTTGAGCCTTTTTTTTTATTTCATTTTTCAAAAAAATACAAGATAATATGGCGTTTTACGCCAATGCCTAAAGCGGGGGTTGGTGTTTTACGCCTTCTTTTTACTTGCAATATGCTTTTTTGGGGCAATTGTATTATTATAAGACACTTATTTTGCAAAATAGGACAATCCAATTTATGGCTGTACTTAAGAGAGGCGGAAATATTGACCGCTACCAGATAGATGTATCCCTAGATTTAACACCGCTTGAAGTAAAGAATGTTTTTAACTCTTCAAACGGCGGAAACGTTAAAAGACAATCAAAACTAGCCAATGAACTAACCGAGAAAGATGCTGCTATATCCCAGGCGTGGAATGTGAGAGTTTCTAGTATTGCTGCTTGCCCGTGGGAGATTATTGGCAATAAGGCAGAGTTTATTGATCGTTCCCTAAGATCGATTAACCCAAGTTTTGACAGCGGGTTAGTATCCTTTGGTAAATGGATCAATTATCTGCAATCGGCGGTATTACATGGTTTCGCAGTATCACAGGCTGATTATCAGAATGCCGGTGCCGTTATTCATGGTTTTAAATGTTACTCACACTCACTTTTTTCATATGTTGACTCAGAGTTGCCGTATTACTCAGACAAGAACGATGGCAAGAAAAAAAAGCCGATTTTTAGCCCCAGGTGGATTTATCACACCGCTACCAACGCTCGGGACATGGAGCCATTGCGGGCTGGTCTCGTTCGCCCTCTTGCTTATTTATATGCTTTCCGTAGACATGTTTTAATAGAGTATTTAAGGGGTCTTGAAAAGTATGGGGTCCCATATATTCAAGCAAATGTTTCGCCTTGGTTATGGGAAGACAGTGCCGAGAAAACCAAAATAGAGAACGCTTTGGGGAATATGACCTATGACGGTTATATGGTTTGCCCGGCGAATAATGTCGAATTGAACTTTCCGACCGCAAACAGCGGTTTTGATGTAATGGTTTTTGACCAGTATTTGAAATACTCAGAAAAACAGATTTTTAGGTTAATCCTCGGTCAGGACTCAACGAGCAGCGCCGACAACTCTAATAGAAGTACCGCTCAAGTCCATAACCTTGTTAGGAAGGATATCCTGGAGGCTGATGTAAAAGCAGTGGAAGAGACGGTTAACAATCAGATAATTAAGCCACTCATGGAAGCTAATTTTGGTAGTGCCGAGGCTCCTAGATTTAGGTTTATTACAAAAGGAATTGATGAGTTGAATATGTTTGCCAATTTCGTAAACACACTATCAGACGGGGGATATGAATTGGATAGTTTGGATGATTTTGAGAAAAAGACTGGTTTAAAAATCGTAAAAAAAGAGGCTGAGAATGATTAATATTTTTGGAGTTGTCGGTGAAGATGTGAGGGCGTCTGATATCCTGCAGCAAATACAAGCCGAGGGCGGCGATTCTGTAGAGGTGGTTATTATGTCACCTGGAGGGTCAGTCATTGAGGGGTTAGCAATCTATGACGCTTTGAGAGCAACGGGCAAAACAATTATCACTAAAGCTATGGGCCAAGCTGCCTCAATTGCGTCTATTATTTTTATGGCTGGCGATGTCCGTGAAGTGGCCGACAATGCCGAGATTATGATACATAATGCTTGGGGTGTGGTTGCTGGCAATAAGCACCAGTTGGGCGAGGCTATGGAGCGTATGAATGAAATTGATAATAGGTTGATCAATGTCTATGTTGACCGCGCCGGAATGCCCGCAGAGGATGTAAGGGCGATGCTTGATGATGAAACTTTTATGTCAGCGGATGAGGCCATATCTAAGGGCTTTGCAACTGATAAAATCAACGCAATGGCACTAGTGGCCATGTATAACAAAAAAGAGGAGCCTATAAACATGGCTGACGATAAACAGGCTGAGGAAATCAGCGAAAAAGAACAGGGCTTGTTTGCTAGATTTACAGCATGGCTCAAGAATGAAAATCCTACTGAAGAAGCAGAAACTGTTTCTAAAGAAGAGTATGACGCACTTAGAGTAGAGCTTGATTTACTTAAGTCTGCCGAGTCTGATAGACTCGAGGCTGAGGCATTGTCACTTGCCGAGGAAAAGGCAGAAGATGCGGAGCAGCAGGATAAAAACACATTACTTTTCCAGGCGATGCAGGATAATAAAATCCTCCTGGCCGATGCCATTAAACTATCTAAAAAACCACTAGATGAAGTAGTCAGCTTCGTTGCTGAGTTGGGTAAAAATGCTACTAAGCGTGGAAATGCGGGCGAGCCTGAGGGCGAAGTTACAAATTCTATGTATGAAGAGTATCAGACCCTGCAAGGCGCGGACCGTGTGGCTTTTTTCAATGAAAACAGAGAAGAAATAATCAAACAAGCTAAGGAGTCATAAAAATGGCCTCAACTACTGCAAACCTAGACATTAACATCTTGGCGGACATCTGCCTTGGTGCTCTAATGATCAAACTTGACGAAATGTCCGCTTTTGCTTTCGGCGTTCGCTCAAACGTTAACCTTAATGATAGCGTAAAAGTACTTGTAGAATCTTATACCAAGGATGCTGCAGCCTGGAACGTTTCCTCCAATAACTATGAGACTTCAGATGATGACGTCACCACTGGTGTGGACATCACCCTAGATCAAAAAATTAAGAAGACTGCTTTCGTTGAAGAAGACGATTTCAGTAAAATTGATATCAGTAAAAAGCTTACGGGCCTTGGTCACTCTTGTGCTTATCAGATGCTGCTTGCTAATTACGATACACTGATTGCCGCTTCCTATACAGAAACAGAGGAAGTTGTTGGCGCTGCATCAACTTTCGACTGGGATGCTGTTGTTGACCTTGAAGTCGTTGCTGATGATGCTGAATTTGGCATGAATCGCTACATGGTTGTAGCTAATACCTACATGGCCAACCTTAAGAAAGATGGTATCCTTGTCGCTAACAAAGCAGCCAATGTTGATCCGGGTCTATCTGCTAACCGCTTTGATATCATAGGCGGATTTAACAGCATGGGTTCAACTGTTATTAAGAATATCTCTGGTACTGCCTCTACTGAGAATCTGGTTGGTTTTATTACTGATGGTTCCGCAATGGGCGTTGGCCTTGGCACTCCAGCCTTCACTGGTTCAAGTGATGGTGGTGTTGAAGTTGCCACTTCTATTGATCCTAAGACAGGAATTGGCATCCAGCTCCGTAGACACTATAGCCGTCCAACTGGCCGCTGGTATCTCAATGCAGTAATCCTTTATGGGACTGCCGTTGTTAGATCTGGTTCACTTGTTAGACTTGTATCTGCTTAATTAATTGCACCATAGGCGGGGAGATCGCTTCAAACCGTCTAATGGCTTAAAAAGGATTATAAAAATGAGAAACGCAGTTGTTACAGCCAAAGACCCCAAAGAGGGTTGGCTCACCATGTATAACGGTGAAAACATTGCTGAGGCAAAAGCATGCTATAGAGGTCTTAAGCTTGACATGAAAGACTATCTTCAAATAAGTATCTTTTTGGCGCCGAATCAGAGACGAGTAAGCCGTCTTGGTCGGGTTTCTGAAGCAGAGCTCAAAGAGCAAGCGAAGATTAAGCGCGAAAAGGAAAAGCACATTGCTAAGGAACTTAAGAAGAAGGCTGAAGCTAAAGCCAAGGCTGAAGAAGCGGCCGAGAAAGAAGCGGCTGAAGTTGCAAAAGCACATGTTGAAAGACGCGCCAAAGAAAAGAAAGAGCAGTTGAAAATGAAAGCAGCTAATGCGAAAGCCAAGGCTGATAAAGAAGCGGCCAAGCATTCAGATATTGCTGATGCCGTGGTTGAGAGAATAAGTAAGAAAAAGTAAAGGTTTATAGATGGCATATATTACATTAGCGCAATCGAAGCAGATTTTAGGGATTGATCTCTATGCATCCGCCTATGATGATTTTACATCACCGGACACACCTAATGATACAACTCTTCAAGAAGATATTGATTATGTATCAGCGCAAATTGATGCTGCCATTTTAAAAGCTTACAACAGTGTTGCTGAGGCTATCACAGGCACCGGCGCACTGGCTTTACTTAAGGGTTATGCTGAGGATTTAATTAAATATAAGGCATACCGCCGTTTTGATGATGCTGAGGTGCCGCCGGTCGTAGTTGATCGTTACCGGGAAGTGTCCGACAAACTGGACAGGATAGCGGATGGTATTGATTTCCTCCCTGGTGAGTCACAAGACCCATTAGGGGATGCGATAGTTTATTCATATAATTCAGCGGATGAAAACAGCACAAGTAATAGCACATTGTTTAAGCGGTCACAAATGAGGGGCTTTTAGTGGTTAAGTCCAATATATCAACGCAGGCTCGAAGGCTTAAGAAGATGGTCCAGCCGGATAAGGAGATCATCACAGCAGCACGTCTCAAGAATTTAGCGCAGGCATATTTGCCTATTTTCGCTAATGCAACCCCAAAAGTTTCAGGGGAGGCCGCTGCTAGTCTTGAAGTTGTAGAGAAACGGGACGCTAAAAATACTACTATCAGAATGCAGTGGGATAATGATTATATAGATGACGTTAATGCTGGCGATGGTGAAAATGCAGGATTTGCTGACCAGCAGTTTAATAGCGTTGCAAATAGAATAGATATCCAGGCTAAGAAAGAGATTGCCGACAGTTTTAAATTGGTGGGTAAAAAAAATAAACTCCCGGTGAGATAATGGCAAGTTTTAGAGCGGATTTAATTGATGGTATGTTGGCTGAAGAGTCTATATCTGACCATGTTGGAAAGAGGGTATACCCTATAATCTTCATTTTTGAGGATATGAAAAACACCGCCGCAAACTCCCGGCAGTTTCCGCGCATTACTGTCGAACAGGTTACACGAGAAAAGGAAGACAATCTCAGCGAGTTTAGCTGTTTGGTAACAAGCACAATGCAGATATCATTATTTCATGAGGTGCATGTTAAGAGTTTAAAAAATAGAAGTGAGTCCAGAAAGTTGGCGGAACGCAATAAAATCAGAACATCATTGGATGAATTGTTTGATGCCGTTGAGACTTATTTGGAAGGTTTAAGAGTTACAACCGTGGGCGATCACTTTGTTAGACGCTCCCGGATTTCAAACAGTATTGAAGAAGAGTTTCAGATTGACCGGAACCGCACAATTTTAGCTAACCGGATAATCTACGAAGTTGTTTATAGTAAGTAATAAAAAAGAGGTAAAATAAATGTCAGCAACATCAATTGGCATAATCCCCGAGGGAAGCACACTAACACTTGATGCCTCCTCCGTGGGTGTAATTATCGGGTTCTCAATTCCTGGTAACGAGTACAAGGAGTTTAGAGTTGACGGCTTGGCCGATACTCGCGAACTATTCAAGAGATCATCTAAACAGGTTGGCCAGATTTTTGAATTTACAACCCGTTATGATTCTAAAACTAATGCAGTAGCGGATAATGACACTGGTGAGTTTGTCTTGACACTGCCAAAGCAGGATAGCGCATCAACAGCTCAAAATAGTTACACATTCGACGGTTATGTATTGAATGCTGGACCACTTGAGGGTGAGCAGGATCAGGCCGATGGTATCACACAGACTTTTACAATCCGTCTGGATGGTGAGATTACGGAAGTTGTAGAATCTTAATCTGGGGTATGGTGCAATGTTAGATTTAAGAAAATATACAAGCCCAATAAAAACAATTAAGTTTGAAGAGGGTGAGGTCTATTTAAAAAAGATGTCAACGGCAGACGCTGACGAGTGTGAAGAGATTGAGGGCGTAGAGAGACCTATTGAAACTCTGCGCCGCTCCCTCTGCAAGAAAGATGGTAAACTTTGTAATTATAGTGTTGAAGAGTTAAAGGCCATGGATAATGACTTAATAACTTCAATCTATATCGAGGCTATTGATTTTAATAGACCTAAAAAAAAACTAGATTAACCGATTCGGACTTAATCTGGCATCATATAGCGAGAGAAATAGGCTGCACAGTAAAAGAGGCAAAATGTAGAATTGATAATGATGAGTTTCAAGATTATTTACTGTATTTTACTGAATGCCCTCCGCTACATGAGCAGATCACCGCAATGCTCGCCAATGTATGTTTTGCAATATGGGAAATTAACAGAAACTCAAAAACAAAAAAGACAAAGCCTTCAGATTGGATGATCAAATATAGAACAGACACCCAATCAGAAAAAGCAGAGAAGGCAACGAAACTTTTAAAAGCAACTCTTGGAGCTTTAGTAAATGGCAACAAAAAACGATAGAGTCGGCCTATTATCATGGGAGATGCAAATTAATGTTAAGGGCTTTGAGAATAAAATCAAAGACTCTGCCCAAAGCTTGCAAAAACTCGATAAGAAAGGCACTAAGGGACTTAAGCGGGTATCGAAGGGCTTTTCAATGGCCTCGGTTGCTGCCGGCGTATTTGCTGTAAGCCTGACAAGGCTGGTCTCGGAATCCATAGCGGTTGCCACCGCATACGATAGAGTTGATAAGGCAATGAATACTGTCTTCGGAGATGAGGCAACGAGTCAAATGCAATTTGTTACTGACTTGTCTGATAAATTGGGCTTAAGTATAAGAAGCGCTTCTTTTGAATACGCTAAGTTATCTGCGGCGGCCAAGGGCACAATAATAGAGGGTAAAGGCGTTGAGGAGGTTTTTAAGGGCGTTTCAGAAGCCTCCACAGCATTAGGGCTTTCAACAGACGAGACCAGTGGCGCATTCCTGGCAATCAGTCAAATTATATCTAAAGGTAAGGTCCAGGCTGATGAGCTTAGGGGTCAATTAGGCGAGAGGATACCTGGGGCATTTCAGATAGCAGCCCGAGCTATGAATATGACCACCATAGAACTCGACAAGTTTATGGAACAAGGAAAATTAACCTCAGATGAGTTTATTCCAAGGTTTGCCGAGCAACTTAGAAAGGAATTTGCCGGGGCGGCAACGGAGGCTGCGGATAGTATCACTGCAAACACCAACCGCATGAAAAATGCTTGGGAAGGGTCATTAAAGGGAATGGGTAAAGTTGCAGCCGATTTCTTCCCGTTGGTAACTAAAGGGCTTAATCAATTTAACGAGGGTGTCGAAGAGGCTTTTGCTCAGAGAAACAGATTGCTAGGTATTGGCGAGTTCGCACCGGGTGCGGACGATTATTTCGGAAAAGCAGCAACACGAGCTGAGATTGAAGCTAAGATGACTGAGAAGCAACGTGAACGGATGCGCTTAAATCTCATGACCAAAGAGGAACGTGAGGCGGAGGTAAAGGCAGCCAAACAATTACTAAAAGAAGAGAAAAACCTTAAAGGCCTCAAGTCCTTCTCTGAGCTTGGTGTTGGCTTGCAATATAAGCAGATTTCCGAAGATATAAGAAAGGAAGCCCGCTTAACTGCTAAAGAATACGAAGCCCTACAGCCCGCGATTGAAAAGGCTTTAAAGGGTGGGGTTGAAAAAGGCGAGATAGTTAAGGAGGCTCAGGCAATGGCTCGACTCTTTGGCGATGAAATGAATAAGGGCGCAAAGGCCGACCTATCCATGCTTGACGATATTGATAAGGCGCAGAAAGGTATTGAGAGAGAGCAAGCCGAAGCAGCCAACAAAAGACGCAGGGCAGAGATGGAGTTTCTAAAGAAGAAGATTGCTATGCAAGACCCGAGAAGATTTGCCCAGCGAGCCATGGCCGGAAGTATTGAAGAATATAAGATTTTAATAGGTCAGGATAACACGGCGAAGAAATCAGAGCAACACCTTAACGCCATGAAGAAGCACTTGGTAAAACTGGAGTCTGTGTAATGGCTATAATATCTATTGATTATCCACAAGATGAGTTAGAGGCAGAGCTCGGTAATACCATTCAAGTTCAATCAGAGGTTGCTGTAGTTGTTTTTGACACTCCTCCGGCGTCAGGCTTAGACGCTATAGCTCAGGCGGGTTTTTATCCTGGAATGCCTCATAGAATCATGCCATGGCTGGCAATAGAGGAAGGAAGCTTACAGTCTAAAACTATTCACGGCGGTCATGAATGGGCTATCTCTGCCACTTATTCAATAGAGGGCGCAACGGCGTCAAAGGCTTCTACGGACACGTCAAGTTATAGAACGGAGGTAGTGCCTTTTAATTGGTCTTATCAGCGTGTTGTAACGGTCGATAAAGAATCCGGTGTCGCAATTGAGAATAGCGCAGGTGATCCATTTGACCCGCCATTTATAGAAGTTGTGCCCAATATCGGTTGGCGTGTTACCATGAGAGAGACCTCAGCAAATATGAACCGGTGTTTTTCCGTTGGTAGTATTAATAATGCGAGTTTTCAGATGATCGGATTAACTATCCCTAAATATTGCGCACAATTAAGCAATTACACTCCGGTACCACAATATGATCAGTATGGGAATTTTTTCAGTCTTAACACCTACGAAGTAAAGTGGAACTTTGCTCTAAGTAAGGAAACGGGTGACAAAATAGGATTTAGACAAGAGGTATTAAACGCCGGTTACAATGCGTTAAGGACAGCAAACGACCTAACTACAAAAGCACGTAGATATATTAAGGGGGAGCCGTGTGTTACTCCGCAAAAGCTTAAGTCTGATGGAACTCCTGAACTTACAGCGGCCGTTGACTATCTGCAATTCACCGTAAATGACTTGGTTGACTTCTCGGCCTTTGGTTTACCTTTACAGTATCCTAGCTCTCAGGTTTAACTATGGGTAAGATATTAAAGGATAGCACCGCCAGGGATTTAATTACAACCATCCAGGCTGTTAAAGATATGGCGCCAGCGGCCTTCTCCAGTAAACCTCGGTCTGGAGCAATGTATATCATGTTAAAGCTTACAACAGAGATAGCCGGTAATAATGACCTCTGGAATTCTGAAGAGGCTCAATATAATACAAATACCAATGTTTGGGATGATATTGCAGATGGACGAGGAACTGATATTGACTTGCCGGTATTGGTTGAGGGTGGCGGCAGTGCGGGTGATATAGTAAGGGCTTTTCCATCTAGGGATACTGATGGGAACCCGTTATATATTGCTGCTCGTGGCGGTGGCGGTTCAATATCCACGGTTAAGATTACTGTAGTGACTAACGACAGCACTTACACGGGCCGGATAATTAACAACGACACAGATCAGGGTGAGATAACAGGCACCAATATTACAGTGAAGGCGCTCAGGCATAGTGACGGGGAGTTTCCGGTTAATACAATCTTAGACTGTTATTATGACGCAGTGAATGACGTTTATTGCCCTGTCGGCTATAACTATTTTTACGGGTGAATAAATGGCTTCAAAGTGGTTAGATTTTTGGGCATATGCCGACTGGACGGACGTAACAAATCGCCCATTATTTACTATACTTGACGAAGAAGCCGCCGTTTGCGCAGAGCGCCAAGCGTTCACAGAAGTAGAGCACGACTCCAGTTTTAACGCAGATAATACATGGCCGATAACTTCAGGCGATTTATACGGCAATATCGACAGTTCACCAAACACTCGAACAAGAATATTAAACGCTATATATCCTGAAAATTGCGTAAAAACTGACGAGGTTAATAGTTCAGGAACCGACACGACTTTGCCGTCTGTTTTAACATTGGCCAATTTACTACAAGATATTTTTAGTTACTCTTCTGGCATACCGTTAAGCAATACGGAAAAGCTCGCGAAAATGACACATGTAAAGCAATGGTTTCAGGTTTTGGATTATCCAGAGTTTTACTGGCGGCCATTTTTAACCGAAACCGGTGGCGCAGATTATGCGTGGATTACAGATTTGCAGATTCAATATTTAAGAGTTGAAGTTTTTTATACTTATAATGTTTCAGCCGGTACTTTTCTTTCAGCAACGGCGCACGTAACTGACCCAGCAACGGCTCAAACGGATATTTACAGTACAAACGATTTAAATGAGTCTGCACCGTGGTCAAATACTCAGGACGTGAGAGATTATGCAATAGGGTTAATGAATGATTTAATCACCAATGACGAATGGACGGCAAATCAAAACAATTTGGCGGGACTTGCCTTTGGAACATTAAAACCGCACTCAGCCTATGTATCGATAGATGAAACGGCGGGTAGAGGTGTTTTAGGTGCGGGGCCAGATGACGAGGTTGTAATTGAATGTGATTTATATATAGCTCGTTTTCGGTTTAAATTGGCCGACCACAAAAGAGCAACAAGCCCGAACACATACACGGCGCCAGTTCAGTTTAATTACCATTATGAGCAAGGAACTGGAAGCAATAACGGCGATTACGATGACTTTTCCACCGGCGCAGTTGAAGGCAATGTCCATCTAGACACAATAACGCCAGATGTCAGCGACTGGCATTATATAGAAATAGACAGTCCAGATTTTGATAATTCGGCAGTTTTAACCGATCCAGTCGCTAGGGGCGAGCACTATTTTCGGGTTTTAGGATTATATAAACAGCCGTTAAGCGTTGGCGGAAAAGGCGGGACTACAAATACAAACGGATATTATGTAAAACCCAATCAAAGTGATGGAACGGCGTGGGAATGGTATACGCCGTAATTGAAATGAACGATTTGAACGTTATTATAAAATTAAGAGGTAATTAAATGATTGATCCAACATATACAGACACAGTGACGGTCGGAGGTGTTCAAAGTTCATACCGTTTCAGCGCTTTTCCTAATCCAACTCAGTCTCTTGCGGCATCCGGCTCTGGTACTGGTAGCGGCTTACAGTCCTTACAGTCCTTGATTCTTGCCCTTAATTTTGAAGATTCCAGTGGAACTGATTATGATATATCTGGAGCCACAGCCACCCTCTATGTGACCGCAAATCAAGACCCCGATTATGACCCGGTAAACTTAGGCTCTGGCGTTTTATCGGCATCGGTTAGTACTACTGATACAGTAACCTTCACAGTCGCTAAAGATCAAATCCCTAACGACTTAGGCGCTTATGGTAGAACAGCGGCAGGGAATGCTAAGTTTTATGTCATTTTAGAGGATGCTGATACTTACCTAGAATTTTATGAGGGTGTAAATGTTTATGATACTCAACATGGCGGAACTGGTGGAAGTGCACCAAATGCAAATGTAGTTAGAAAAAACAATCTTGGGGTTGTAATAGACACTTTAAATACCCCTCCTGGGTCACCTGCTACAAATGATGCTTATTTAGTCGATACATCACCAACCGGCGCATGGCTCACCCCCACAGACTTGAGTAATAACCTTGTTATTTATAATGGGGCTGCTTGGGTTGCTACAGCACCACAAGAGGGTGATTTTCTTTTTGATAAAGATTCTGACGTTCAAAGGAGATACGATGGATCTTCATGGGCTACTGAGGATGGATCGCCATTTGATGACGCAAACCCATTAGTAAAAGATACCGCAGATGCCACAAAGCTTTTAAGGGTTGACGTTGGTGCGATTACCACAGCGACCACTCGCGTCCTTACAATACCCGACCAAGATATTGATTTAACTCCCGGTACTGGATCTTTTGCAACTGAAGCCGAGGGCGGATTAGCTGCCACAGCGATGCAGAATTTAGTTGACGATACCACACCACAAGCAGGCGGTGACATCTCCATGAATTCTAATATGATGCAATGGAGCAAGGGCGCAGATGTAGTGAGTGCTACGGCGCTTGCCCTTGGCACAGACGGCAATGAGTTTGATATTACAGGGACCACGGCAATAACCAGCATTAACACGGTTGCGGTGGGCACTGTTGCCATTCTCCACTTTGATGGGATATTGACCTTTACTCATCATGCAACTGATTTAATACTTCCAGGTGCGGCCAATATTACAACAGCGGCCGGTGATATAGCGTTTATGTATGAGTACGCTACTGGAGATTGGCGGTGTATATCTTATCAGGTGGCAGCAACCGCCCCAGGTGGTGGCGGTGCAGGTGGTGGCCTACTTACAAGTGATAACGATGACAAGACTGGCAATTACACTATAGTAGCAGGTGACATAGACGCTGGAACTAAAAAACGGATCACTCTAACTTCGGGCGCATCTGCAGATAGTACATTTACTCTTGATGTATCATTATTCTCTGACGCTTCCGAGGCTATACAGTTTAAAAATGAGAGTGCATATCTGCTTAAAATTGAGGTGTCAAATACAGGGACTATGACCTTTAATGATAATGTAACTGAAATTGTCATCTCTAAAGGTGATGGAATTCTGGTAATCTGTGGGGATACTTCAACCAATGCTGATGTAATCGCTGGGGGATAAAATGAGGGCTAGAAGAATATACAATAAGAAGTTCGCAAGCCGTGATTTTAACGCATCCCCTTTGACCATTTCAAGTCTAGAGGGTGACTTATATGATTATAGAGTATTTCTATTTACGGGTCTTGGCCTCGATGATGTAACAGCCTGTCAGTGGTATTTACAATGCAATTCTGACACCGCAACTAATTACCGAAATTACGAACTAAAAGGTGCCGGTATATCCGCCACTGCCGCCGCCGGTAACTCAGATAGCTCAATCAATATTATGGAGGGACCGGGAAACACATTCACCACCTCCACCGGTTTTATGACTATGATTGATATAACCGGTCCTTCTGGAGATGAGAGGTCTGTATCCTCATGGGAGTGTGGGGCTGACACGAATTTGGTGTCAAAATTAAATTATGGTTGGTGGCAGAATACAGCCGACGAAATCACCTCAATAACAATCGGTAGCGATGACGCTGATACATATGATGCTCATATAATGATTTGGGCAATTCCAAGAGATGCCTCACAAAGTAAGTGGCAGTTAATTGAAAAACAATCTCTAAGCTCTACAGACATTAACGCCAGCCCCATTGATTTTACAGGCCTTTCTGGTGATACAGATATTCAATACAAACTTGAGTTAGATTTGGAGGCAACAGCAACAGAACTATATAGACTGTTTCTAAATAATGACACTGGGGCTAATTATGAGGAACAATTTCACAGGACAAACACCGGAACAGACTTCTCAACTAATCTAACCTCAAACGAAGTTAATCTTTCTTATACCTCTGCAATGGCTGACCAAATATTCTATAGCGCTGTTATAAACGCTGAGTCAGGAGAGGATAGGACGATTTTAAGTAAGTTTACTAATAATGATGCGTCTGGGATTGAGACGGCTGAAGAAGTGGCATGGTGGAAAAATACCGCCGATGAGTTAACTAGTATTAAGATTGACACATCAACCGCAAGCTCGGTGACTGGCGAGGCTCGTCTATACCGGCGCTCAAACCCTGATTCAATATCTGATTTGTTACCTTATGAGCTATTTCATAGTAAAGATTTATCAAGCACTGATTATTCAGCGGGCGATACCATAAGCATAACAGGCAACTCTTACGGCCTTATAAAAATTGAAGGGCTTATAAAAAACACTACTGGCGATATAGAATTGCGGGCTCAGTTCAACGCAGATACGGGCTCAAATTATGAGGAGCAGGACTTAAAAGCAGATAGCGCGACTAGTTCAGCCGCAGCCAATACTCGGACTTATTTAACGCTCTGTAAACTTCAAAATGCTAATATGAGCTATTTCGAAACCTATATGTATTTGCCTAACACCGGAAGATCAAGACCAGCTGTAACTCGTATGGGTTATGATGATAATGCGGTGGAACATATATCTCAAGCTTGGGATAATACCGCCGATGAAATCACCAGTATAAAAATATTTGCATCCTCTACAGATGGGATAACCGGAACCTTGAAAGTCTCACGGCTTGACCCTAATAAATGGACACCGGACGCATTAGGGACAGACCTTAAATTGTGGCTAAGGGCTGATGACGGGATAATTGATTTGTCTGCCAATGCAGTATCATTAACCAATAATAATTCTGTCACAATTACAAGCAGTGCAATTAATGGTCATGACGCTTTAGAGTTGAACGGAACTAATCAATATTTATCATGTTCGACTTTATTTTCCGGTGCTTCGGCTCGTTCGGTTATTGCTGTTTATAAAAATACTAATACCGGAAGTTATATAGACTGTGCAGCCGGTACGGGATCAGGGACAACAAACTCAACATGGTTTGCAGTTCAAGCCAGGAACTCAGGGCCAAGCGCTGACCCTTATTTAGCTGGTTATGGTGATGACCTCGACAGCGGTGACTCTCCCGATAATGCTTGGAAGTATGTGGTGGCAACCTATGACGGAACTAACGCATATTTAAGGGCTGACGGAGTTGCCAAGGCTTCAGGCGCTAAAACCCTTAATACTGGAACTTGGGACTTTTACATCGGCTCTAATAACATCGGTGGAACTGCAGAATATTTCGAGGGCCAAATTGCGGAAGTTATTGTTACTTCCTCACGTGTCTCAGGTATCGATTTAATTAATTTAGAACACTATTTAGCTAAGAGGTATAACTTATGATTAGAAAAATAATGCTAGGCGGTGAGGTTCAAGGTATAGAGATTCTCTCAGCCAATTACAGCAAATACAATGCACAAGAATTGTTCAATCTTGCAGGCGTCCCTAAACGGTATGTAACTTTTGAAGTTATGGAAGATGTCGTTATTGAGTCGGCAACCTATGACGATGACGGAAACGTTATTACTCCAAAAGTAACAGAAAGCCAGAACGTCACTAAATGGCGCTTTTTTAATCAGGCCGAGTTAGAAGTGGAAAAGCTTGAAAACAGCGTTAAGAAAGCAACCCAAGAGGCTGAAAGGCTATATAGAGAATTGAAAACTAAGAGGGTTATTATGGTAGGCGGTAATGAATATGACCTCACTGACACGTTTGAATTTGATTTTCAGCGGCGGGCCGGTGGATCAGTCCGCATGAAATTAAAGGGCGGCAAAACTGCGGTTAAGACCAAGCAGCAGACTGACACAATCAAAGAGGCCTTATTGTTTTATCTTAACTCAGTGGCGGATGCGCTTGATGCTGATATTGACGCAATAGGAAACGGCGATTATTCAAACAGTAATCTAAAGGCGTTGTAATGCTTAATAGTCCGGTATTTAAGCGCAAGAAAGACTCAAAGGCTTTCCAGGTTCTTATTATCTCATATATCGAGATATTCAGGGGCTTGCGTTTATTTGTGCCGGATGGCTTTTGCTGGGACGGTGCTTCAATTCCCCGCGTACTTTGGAGGCTCTATGGGCATCCTCTGACAAATAAGTATCAAGCTGCGGCGGTCGTTCATGACTGGCTTTATAAAATCAAAGGGGAGTATGACTGGGGTTATTCAATGACCCGAAAGGAAGTCGACCAACTATTTTATCATATGCTTAGAGCTGACGGTGTTGGCTTTATAAAAGCAAGAATGTTATATCGTGGAGTTCGTGCCGGTGGATGGATGAGCTTTAGAAAAAAATCACCAACTTTTACAGAGGAATAATTATGGGTAAGGCACCGGAAAAGATAAACCACTGGGTTACCCTGGTCATTAGTGTTGTTTTAATACTTGGCGTTGGTTTTAAGATTCAGTATGATGTAGAAAGTTCAGAGACCACGAACACAAAACAAGATAAAAGTATTGAAATGCTTGAGAAGCAATTACAGCAAGAAAGGCAAAACAATGCTGTTATACAAAATGAATTAAAACACCTTAAGGATGAGCAAATGAAACAGGGTGACAAGCTCGATAAAATACTGGAGCGCTTGCCATGATTAAGAAAATTATTCTTTTGTGTGCGGTATTATTCTTTTGTTCATGCTCTTTAACGATTGTATGTGTTGAAAAAAACTCTTACCAGATCGGGGAAGATAATTCAGCAGAAATAACCGGGTCAGATTTAAAAGATAATCAAGCCACCCAGTCCGCAGACGGGCAGCTTGATATTCCCCTTCCCTAGTTAGCCGTAGCCGTCGCCGTTGTCGTAGCCGTAGCCGTTGCCGCTGCCGTAGCTGCAGCCGCCGCCGTCGCCGTTGCCGTAGCCGTAGCCGTCGCCGTAGCCGTTGCCTTTGCCAGCGGCTTTGCCGTCGCCACAGCCGTCGCCAGTCTCTAACTCATCATCAAAATATGGATCAGCCATTTTCATACTCTCTAATAGACTCTATACTCTCCCGAGCTTCTTTTGTGCAGTATATAACCTCACACACATCAACCTCGGTCAAGTCGAGCTTAGCAAGTACACAAGCAAAGCGAACTTCCGCCTTCCTACTCTCCAATACACCACAAGTCGCAAGGCCGGAAAGAGTAAATTTACTCCACCATCTCCACAGCCTGCGCGAATTTTCAAGAGTTACCACTCCATTTTTACGCGACTTTAAATAACCGGCATGTACTCCGGCATTTCTGCAACGCACGATTACATAATCACCTTCAGGTTGAGGCGCGGGATTGGCTGTATCTTCTCTGATGTATTTCACTTCATCAATCATCATTGTCTTTGGTTTACTCATTTTTTTTCTCCTTTAATATGTTAGTTCGTCTGTGATTCTCATGAATGGTATATCTCCAGCGTCCACCGTTCCGCCTTGCTGCGGCTGTGGTTCAAAGCTCGGTGTCTGCTGCGCTGGCTGAGCGCTACCAGATGGCTTCCACGTATCCAAAACTACAGAATGAGTATGGCCGTACTGTGACGGAGTTAATCGCTTCTGACATTTCAGATTTATATATCCGGCTTCGTTAAGCAGTCCCATCATCCGCTGTAGGTCATCGCGGTTGAATGATATCCGGATAAGGCTTCCGCCATCCTGAAAGTTTACCTCTTTGGCATTACCGAAATATGTTTTTAGTTCAGACACTTATTCTATTCTCCTTAATTAACGTTTCTATATGTTCACGACACAGAATAACCTTTTGGTTTATACGTTCTTCTACATCATGCCTTTCAACTGGAAAAGATTTAACCCTCTTCCATACTTCCAAATCATCATACTTGTGTTTCTTTTCCTGCTCCTCTAATACCTCAATATAATCACGATTATCTCTCCATGAGATCCTTTTAGACTCCTGCTCTATTATCCTATCAGGAGTGTTAACTAGACAGTAATCAACCCATCCATATTCCGCATCCCATAAAATGAGATATGCTTGATTCTGCCAGTAGTATTCATAGCAGACATCGACCGCTAGCATTGGAAAGGATTTAACCGACCAAGAGCATTTTGTATCCCGGATGATACGGTTTTTGTGAATATCGCATTCACCGGTCATAAACTCATTACTTAGCCGCTCAGTGTTCTTGGTGTAATCCTCCTGGTATAGTTTATTTAATAACTGAATAGCCCCTGATTCTGCAATAATCCCTTTATCTAAATATTTACTTGCAATCTCCGGCTCTCTACCGAGTAGTTTATGCTTTAGCCACTCTTTGCAATAAGTTTTAGCACCTTCACTCAATCCCTCTGGTTTATGTTTCTTCTCCAGTAGATAATCATACTTCTCCTGCTGCTTTTCGGTCATGGGTTTATCGCGTTCATCCATATCATTCAAAAACTCTTGCTGAGTATCTGTAATCCCGCCAGAGTCTTTTGGTTTGGTCATTATCTTTGACAGTTGAGATGCGCGTATTTTAAACGATTTCATAGTTGAAAGAAACCACCGCAATAAAGAACAATTGCACTTATTAAAACTTTCATAAAAGATAGCATAAAATTATGCTCCCCTTCTATAGGTTTTCCGTGCTCCGAAGCCTTAAAAACTAAACCTAAAAGCCAGAAAATAATCACTATAACTTGTGGCCAATTCACTTCTTCAACTCCTTTTCCTTATCACAAAACGCCTTTTTCATTTCCCGGTCATTATTATACGCCGGGTAGTATTCACACCACAGAGCACCTAACTGTGATAGCGTTGTGCATTCGTTGAGGCGGTCGATGTCTTTTTGTCTATACGTCATTAAGTTTCTCCTTCATTTCGTCCTTAACCGGCGTTAACTTATCCACCAGTTCAGGGTTAAATTTTACAAACTTGCTCCAGCGATTTTTTAGCTCGTCCATTTTTTTACAGGATTGCAGCGCGATGGTGGCTGATTTGGTTTTGTCCTCCGCTTTCTCTTCTGCGGCCTCCTCTTTACGTTCGTTAACATAATTGTTATCGTCGAACTTTCCGAGGAATACATCTGCATTGAAGCCGAGCTTAGACAGTGCTTTAGTCAGCATATCAGTTTCAGCTTTCTTGGCAAACTGGTCATCCGGTTTAGTCCGCTTGCCGTCACGCCACACACTGGTGCTGTTTATTATTTCAAACTCTCCACCAGGAAAGAAGAATAAACCCTTTATTATTACCAGTCCATTAACCAGTGCAAGAGCAGTGTCAATCTCAATGGTTTTAAATCCCCATTTCTCGCCATATAAACCAAACCGCTTAGTGGCTTTCTTTACCTGATAATGAGGACATATAGCAGTGTACTGATATGGTATAGTAACCAGTTTAGTATAAGCGGGGTCTGTTTTTTCAACTGCGCTCCATAACTCAAGATTATCGCTCATTATGGCAAATCTCCGTATTAATAAGATAATTAATCAACTCATCATGAGTCATCTTTTTTATCTTTGCTATAAGCTTGAACCGCTCTGCCGTTTCCGGCCTCAAAGCGATGTGTTTTCTATTGTCTTTACTCATATTTACTCCTTGAGTTACAATAAAAACTAATCCCATGTTAAACTCTATGCAAGTTAAATTATTAAAAAAGTTAAACACTTGCTTGACTGTGTAATAAATCGGACTTAACATTAATTAACGACCAAAGGAGAAAACATGAATAAATACCAAACCCAGGCAGGTGACATACTCCGCGTTTACCCGGAAGAGGATACCTGTTCTATAGCGTTCAGCCTTAAATCACCACTACCGGCGGATGCGCACATTTGCTATTTCGAGCTCGATACAGAATCAGCTCGCCATATGGCCGAATACGTCCGTGGCGATATCTTAATGGAGTTTATAGAAGACCCGTCAAAGATTGAGCCAGCGCTGCGGAAATTATTGCAAGATACAATAAACGAGTATTACGAGGGGAAGAAAGATGAGCACTAGTCAATTTAAGCCAAATTTCCGGATGCTGTACGGAAGCTCCCTGGACAGGATCGCAGAGTACCAGGATCGTATTAGAGCACTTGACGATGACAACAGAGCACTTGACGATGACAACAAGAAAATGAACCGGGCACTAGACAAGCAGATTAAAAAATGCCGACACTTAGGCAACCATATTAAAGACAGAGACAAGGAGATAGAAATGCTAAAAGATAAACTGCAATGCAAGCAGGAAAAGCCGAATAATATTGCCGCTGCGGTTACTTCGGTGTGCATTCTGGGGATAATGATAATAATTTACCTGGGGGGTAAGTAATGAATAAATGGGAGGAGTTGAAAAAGATCTTAGAGAGCAATATAGCAGCATGTTTCACAGTCGGCTTGACAGGATCTGCAGCGATTGTCGGGCAGGTTTTAGGGATAATGACCGAACTCGAAACCGAAGAACTAACAGACTGTAGTTTTCCGGAAGTGGTCGAGGTGGAGCGGGCAGACCTTGAAAAATGAGAAAGGCGCGGTAAGGTAATGGTAGGGGCTTCGGGCTTACAGGATAGCTACCTGCCGAAGGTCTCAGACATAGGTTTTCTCACTGTTACCTATCCCCCATCTTTTTTAAACACAGTGAACAAAACAGTGAGGTAATAATATGCGTTTTACAGACGAGAAGAAATGGTCTGATAAATGGTTTAGGGGGCTTAGTAGCTCAGATAAATTAATTTGGATATTTCTTTGCGACAATTGTAGCGTGGGTGGTTTCATCGAATATGACCCAGAATATATTTCTTTTATGACTAAACTTTCTGAAGATACAGTCAACCAATCTATTGACAATATATGTAGTAAATTGGAAATTATTAATGATGTTATTTGGATTAAAAAATTTATTCACCATCAGAAGAATTTGCCATTGAACCCAGCTAATAATGCCCATAAGGCAATCATACGGGACATTAAAGAGCACGTGCTTTTTATAGATGCACAAGATTTAATTGATGAAAATTCAAACGATGAGTTTAGAGTTTGTTTGTCTCAGCGCGAGACGGTATGGATAAGAGATAAAGGAATTTGTCAATATACTAGCGCTGTATTAAAATCTAACGATGATTATGAAGTGGATCATATTCACCCAAGGTCTAAGGGTGGCAGTGACAGGTATATTAATCTTGCTTGTTGCTCTAAATCATTTAATAGAGACAAGAGTGATTCATTGATTCCTTTAACTGTTCGAGATTATTCGGCATCAGCAGCAAAAAAGGCTTTAATGCTTGATCCTGTTTTACTTAATAGTTTTAATAGTTTTTTTAATAGATCTATACACTTAAATGATCAACAGAGGTTAGTTGAAGTGAACGGCTATCTAGGGGCTAACGATACGTCAGTGAGCCCCATAGGTAAAGGTAAGGGTAAAGGTAAGGGTAAAGGTAGGCCCGTAATATTAGCCCCGCCAACACTTGAAGAGGTTAAGGCTTATTTCAAGGAAAAGGGTTATAAAACTGATTCGGCTATCAGGGCTTTTAATGCCTACTCTGAAAATAATTGGCATGACTCAAATAATAAACCGGTTAAGAATTGGAAACTGAAAATGAATAATGTTTGGTTTAAGCCTGAGAACCTAGCTTCGGAGGATCACCCGTTTTGAACAATAACACAGATCAATTACTCTTAGGCCTTTTAATGAAAGAGCCGGAACTTCTGGACGATTGCCAACTAATTTGTAATATCGAATCGCCCTTTATGGATTACGACCATAACAAGATATTCAAAGATATGCAGCGGATTTATGGCGAGACTGGCGCGATAGATAAAAAGTCTTTAATGATAGCCGGAAAGTCCCAGGGAATTCCCTTGCAGAAATATACTACTATTCAGACTAACGGCGGATTTCGTGAGCAGTTAACAGAGTATGTCAGAGATGTATATAATGAGGCAGTTAAACGGCACTTACAGGTATTGGGTCAGAATATAATCAATTGCACCAATGATGATTTAAACCCAGCTGAGAAGTATTTAGAGATTGCCAGGAATGCGATAGAAAGTATTGACAAAGCGTCTGCGGTACAATCACGGGTTACATTAAAGGACGCAGTTAAACAGGTGCTGGATGAGGCTATAAAATTATCTGAGGGTAATACTGAAGATTACCTTAAGACGGGTATTTATGCTGTTGACAGGATTATTCAAGGTTTCCAAACTAAAACAATGTCGGTTATCGGTGCCCGTCCTTCTGTCGGTAAGTCTGCTTTAGGTTTAACGATTATGTCAAATATGATAACGGCGAATATTCCATGTGCTTTTATATCTGTTGAGATGTCGGAAAAAGAATGTGCTACAAGAGTAATACAAGTGCGGTCTAATGCTTCTATGAGTGATTTTGCGCAAGGTATGAATGCAGGACAATTTAAGATATTTGCGGATACTGCTAAAGAATTTGCTAAGTGCCAACACGCTGAGATTATCCGAACAACTAACCGGACTATAGGAAACATCCGCGCTATTATCCGGAAGTTGAAAAATAAGCATACCGGCCTTAAAGTTGTATTCATAGACTACATTCAGAAACTAGGCGCAGACCGTGAGGAGATTATGAAAGTTTCAGGAGTATTGACAGATATTGCAAACGACCTAGACATTCATGTGTGTGCCCTTGCTCAGTTAAATAGAGACGGCGCAGAATCACCGAAGATTAAGCACTTAAAAGAATGTGGCCGGATCGAAGAGGATGCGCATTATATCATCCTGATTGATCGAGATCTAGCCGAACAATTCACCGGTAATTATGATCAGGATTGCCGGTTATTTATAGCAAAAAACAGAGGAGGCAGGACAGGCATGGCCAGTATAAAATACAACGCGAGAACAACAAGGTTTTACGATTCGAACGAAGGAGGATTTTGATGAATATGTACGGCTGGAATGGCTATGAAAAAAGAAGACTTAAGCGCGCAGTTAAACAGGCTAGGAAAGTCTTATACAGTTCGCGCAATTTTTCACACCTATTCCGATTGGTTCCATTGATTGTAACTTGCTATAATAATCCTGATATATTATTTGGCGAGTTTTATGACTGACCTCGAAATCGAACTCTTGGCAATGGAATCTGCCGAGCCTGAACCGTCAACCTCTCCCGATTGGTTTTTAATCGGTATGGGGATTAAACCGGCGCCGGCTGCAGTTTACGCCGGAGCTAGGGCGATTTACTTAGAGTTTGTGAAGTTCGAGGCAACACCGTTTGCGGAAACGTTTGAGGACGTTCTGCAGGAGTTTAAAGCATATAAAGGAGAAGAAAATGAGTGAAGAAATTAAGCCGGAAGTTATGAAGGAGGGAGTGGAAGTATGAAATGGCCGGAGGAATCATCATGAAACGAGCAGCGCGCAAGGATGCGAATCATAATCGAGTAATGAACGCTTTTATTGAGTACGGCTGGACGGTGCTGGATATATGGCAGATCAAAAACGCCTGCGATATCATAATAACCAAGAACGGGCAAACGGTAGCCTGCGAAATCAAAGACGGCAACAAACCGCCATCCGCAAGAAAACTTACCGCCGGAGAAAAAGACTTTCGCGACCGGTGGAGTGAAAACGGACATTGGAGACTGGTCAAAAGCCTGGACGATGTGACTGCGGTAAATCGGGAATTCAGCCGGAGAAACATTGTTAGCGTTATGAATGACTATCGATTTTGGGGTTAGGGTGGGTTACTATCAAGAAAGTGTGATATTTTTGCACGTATGGTATTGACAGGTGTATTTACGGAAGTATAATTAAGCAACGATAAAGGAGAACCAAATGAATAAAACCAAGACAACCTGGCTTCAAGTCCGCCTAACGCCACAAGAGCGCGAATGGCTCAAGCAGAAAGCGAAGAAAGCCGAAATGACGGTAAGCGAGTATATTAGAGCTAAGGCGGGGTTATAGTGTATGAGTTGGCAATGTTTGAGCTTGCCTTGTTTGCCGGAGCAGGAGGGGGAATACTCGGCGGGCACTTATGCGGCTTCACTTGCGTTGGAGCTGTTGAAATCGAGGAATACCCCAGAGAAGTCCTTAAGCAGCGACAAAGAGACAGAATCCTGCCAAAATTCCCAATATGGGACGATGTCTGCACCTTCAGAATCGACAACCCCGAATGCAGAGAGTATATCGAACTATTACGAGAACACAGAGAAAACCTTATCATTTCGGGTGGATTTCCTTGCCAAGATATATCATCAGCAGGTAAAGGCGCAGGGATTACAAAAGATACTCGATCCGGATTATGGTTTGAATTTGCCCGTATCATTGACGAAATACGACCCGCAAGAGTCCTTGTGGAAAACTCACCAATGCTTACTTCTCGGGGGCTTGGAGTCGTTCTCGGAGACCTGGCCGAAATGGGGTATGATGCAAGATGGGGAGTGTTGGGCGCTGTCGATGTCGGAGCTCCTCATAAGCGTGAGAGAATCTGGTTACTCTGTTCCAACTCCAACATGCAATCCAGATTTACCGAACAAGAACGCCAACACAAACGGCCCGAAAAACTTAATGGATGTAGCAGAGGGAAAATGGCAACATCTTTTGCCAACTCCAGGGACAACAGGAATGTCGAACGGGTCAGGAAACTGCGAGAAGGTGAACAAGCTTCATGCGGAGGGGCTGGTCTCGGAGGAGGAGAGGAAGTCTATGAGAGCAGGGAATGGTGGACAACTGAACCCAAACTGGGTCGAGTGGCTAATGGGGTGGCCAAGCGGGTGGACCGACTTAAGGCCATTGGGAATGGACAGATCCCTCAATGTGTATTTGCAGCATGGAGGACATTAAGATGAAATCCGCGATATATATCACCCTTTCCGCAATCGGAGTAATCGGATTTGTCTGGATAATGGTAGTGGCTGTTTTTAAGGCTGCAAACGGGAGCTAAAGGAGAAAACGACAGATGGAATATAATCAATATAATCAACAAGAATTAGATATAGCCGACTTAGAAAATTACGCCGGTGAGCCATTGCCATATAAATTGGCCGAGAACATTAAGCCTATGGAAGGATCAAAGTATAAATCTATATTACCTAGCGGTTCGGAAGAGAGGAAAGCTATACCGATTTACTCCGGATGTATTAATTACTTTCCGCTGGCTTTAATTGAGGTTGCCAGGCTCAGTAAAAAAGGTAACGACCAGCACAACCCAGGGCATCCACTACACTGGGACAGATCAAAATCAGGTGATGAACTCGACGCTTTAATGCGGCATTTAATCGAGGGCGATTGGGTGGCGGTAGCTTGGCGGGCCTTGGCACACTGCCAGAAAGAACTGGAGAAAAACCGATGACCTGTCAAAACTCGCTATGCACTCGGCCGGAACTGAAGAGAAAGCCGGAGCTCGATAAAATGGGATTGTTGTTTTACTGGTGCCCGAAATGCGAAAAAACTTACACGGAAAAGGAGAAAAGCAAATGAAAAAGAAAGATACGCTAACGCAAGAGGAGCTGGACTTAATGCCAGTTGTGAGAGAAGAATGGCTTGACCGACTATTGAACCCGGTTGGGATTGACCGAGAAAAATCAACAAAATGGGTTGAATGGCTGTATGATTTTGGTGGATTGAAAAAACCTGCAATATTATTTGTCGATTCGCCAATGGCTGGGCAGTATACTTGTAATTTATTATCTAAACTTAATTTAGCTCAGGTTTTGGATCAGGTTAGGGATCAGGTTGGGGATCAGGTTGAGGATCAGATTATAACTCAGGTTGGGGATCAGGTTGGGGATCAGGTTGGGGATCAGGTTGGGGCTCAGGTTGGGGCTCAGGTTAGGAATCAGGTTGTGCATCAGGTTGATCGTCAGGTTAGGGATCAGGTTAGGAATCAGATTTGGAATCAGGTTGGGGATCAGGTTTGGCGTCAGGTTTGGAATCAGGTTGGGAATCAGGTTTGGAATCAGGTTGAGGATCAGATTGAGGATCAGATTGATCGTCAGGTTGAGGATCAGGTTGAGACTCAGGTTGGGGTTCAGGTTGGGGTTCAGGTTTGGAATCAGGTTTGGAATCAGATTAGGGATCAGGTTGCGGATCAGGTTGAGGGTCAGGTTAGGGATCAGATTGAGGATCAGGTTGAGGATCAGGTTAGGAATCAGATTTGGAATAAGGTTGGGGATCAGGTTAGGGCTCAGGTTGAGGATCAGGTTTGGACTCAGGTTTTTGATCAGGTTATGACTCAGGTTGGGGATCAGGTTGGGGATCAGGTTAGGGCTCAGGTTGAGGATCAGATTGAGGATCAGATTGAGGATCAGGTTTGGGTTCAGGTTATGGATCAGGTTAGGCGTCAGATTGGGGTTCAGGTTGGGGTTCAGGTTTGGAATCAGGTTGAGGATCAGATTGGGGTTCAGGTTGGGGATCAGGTTAGGAATCAGATTTGGAATCAGGTTGGGGATCAGGTTTGGCGTCAGGTTTGGGATCAGATTGGGGTTCAGGTTGGGAATCAGGTTAGGAATCAGGTTGTGAGTCAGGTTGATCGTCAGGTTAGGGATCAGGTTGAGGATCAGGTTGTGAATCAGATTTGGAATCAGGTTAGGAATCAGGTTGTGGATCAGGTTGGGGTTCAGGTTAGGAATCAGGTTGATCGTCAGATTTGGAATCAGGTTGAGGATCAGGTTGGGGATCAGGTTAGGAATCAGGTTGGGGATCAGGTTGGGGATCAGGTTTGGGATCAGGAATTAAAACACTACGGGACCGCTTGGAGGGCATCATGTTTTGATTTTAGCTGGTTAGCCTTTTATGAATATTTTCAGAGGGTAGGTATAGAGTATAAAGTCAGTAAAGAGTTTAATGAGTTCTTGAAATTTAAAGACTTAGGTATATTCGGAATGATACAGTTAGATGGATTATGTGTCGTTTATGGTATGCCATCCAGTATACAAAGGGATTCTGATAATAACCTTCACTCTGATGATGGCTACGCTATTCAGTGGCCTGATGGTTATGGCATTCACTTCATGCACGGAACCGCTGTACCTGAATATTTAGTAACAACCCCGGCAGATGAGTTAGATGTTAAACAGGTGCTGGCAGAGGGGAATGTAGATATCAGAATTGAGGGTATGCGCAAACTGGGGACTGAAAAACTAGCGAAACATGGTAAGTTAATTGATAGCTATAAGAATTATTCAAAAAAAGATCATTACTGGTGGTATGCTTCAGAGTATGAGCTATACGACCTAAATTCAATCTATGAGGGTTTAGGGTTATGGCTTAAGATGAAACACCAAACTATAGAGCAATATTGCGTGGAGGGAGTTGAGAACTGTAAAACAATTCAAGACTGTTTAAACTATCGCAATAACAAGAATATGGATCAATACGAAACAATCAACATTAAGTAAGGAGAAAACAAATGAATAAACTAAAACACTTTGCACACGGTGAGTGCAATCTATTCGAGACTGCGGAACTGCCAAGAGGAGCTAAGAAAGTTACTGAGTACCAAACGGCAAAAGGGCTGTATGTATTGGCTGACTCTGAAACACTGAATAATTATCATGTGATTGAGAATACCGACTATGAACAGTTTATTGATTTCTATGAGGTGGATGGTAAAACCTTTATTAAGGCTGAAAAACCCTTTGAGGTGCGCTGCTTAAACCTGGGCAGGCATGAGCGGATAACCATACCGGCTGGAATATGGGAAAAGACCATTGCTCAGGAGTTTGACCCGTACAGTCAGTTAAAGCGTGAAGTAGCAGATTAATGACTGAAATCATAGAAATCACAGTGCCAAGCTTCCCGGGGTATAAGTACACCGGGGAGTATCGGATGGCTCAACCTGGAGAGATTTTTATAAGCGCTTTTGATCGCGATACGATACAGAGGATGGAGGGGGGAGAGAGCCCGGCTAAGGTTTTAATAGTAGAGGAGATAAAGAATGAGCGCAAATAAAATAAAGAAATATCAAACGCTGCTGAAGTACTGCCAGACGCAGACGCAAAGGGATTATATTAATGCCTTGATTGAAACGCCTAACCACAAAAAAGTAGCGAAGGGGTTCGGGGTTTCGGAGAGATCGGTGGGTTATGCCTTGGCTCAGGTTAAAAAGCATGCAGGCCGTTTGTCAGATACTAACACAAAGATCGTGGGCATAATAGGGGATACTCACCTCCCTTATGAGCTTGATGGATACATAAGTTGGCTCCAGGGTGTATTTAAACGTGAGAGGGTTGATTATGTTGTTCATATAGGCGATTTATTCGACCACCACGCTTTAAGCTTCCATGACTCTGAGCCTGCGTTAAAAGGGGCTTACGGTGAGTATATAGATGCATTGAAACATTTGCAGCCTTGGAAGGATGCATTCCCTCAGATGACGATCATTTCTGGGAACCACGATAAAATACCAGCAAGGCAGATGTCTAAACTGGGTATTAACCCCTCCAGGTGGATGCGGCCGCTATCAGATGTTTATGAGTTTCCGCCGGGATGGTGCGAGGTTGAGGAAATAGTCATTGATGGGGTTATGTATCACCATGGTCATACTGCGATGGGTGTAAACGGATTCAGGAATGATGCTAAAAACCGGATGCAGAATTGTGTCAGTGGTCATGCACATGGTAATTTAGGCGTATCATGGACATCCAGTCATCACAGGGCTGTGTGGGGTATGGCTGTAGGTTGTGGAATTGATAATAATAAAATGGCGTTTGCATATGGTAGACACTTTAAACACAAACCCATGGTAGGCTGCGGTGTTGTTAAATACGGGAAATATCCTATGCCGTTTGCAATGGATTTAGGAGAGGCATAAACTATGGGCAAGATTTGGACAATAATTAAAGTTTTAGCTTTAATCGGAATATGTGTTTGCTCTTATATTTATGGGCAAGAGATTAAATATTCTGTACAGGAAAAGCTGTTAAATTCTTTAATAAATATCGCTGGAATCATTTTTGGAGTTATGGGGCTGTGGCTGGGCCTTATATATCCAGAAAAGTTTAAGTCTCTATTCAAACCAAAATCAGAGAATAAGAACGATGCCGGTTTAGATGATATAGATAAAATCTTATCTGCAATAGTTTATTCAACTCTAATAATAGTTACATCTCTGAATGTGTTATTGCTGGCTCCGCTATTAAAAGAAGTTGATTTCCTAACGGCCAATAAAGAGATCTTACGAGGCTGTTTATATACATTAATGACCTTTTTATCTCTTATGCAGTTATGGAGTTTATTGATGATTATATGGAATGCCAGTTCTCTGAGATCAAACTTGATATTAGAGAAGAAGAAAAAGGAAATTGCTGACCGTTTAGGAGAGGTATAAAAAATAAACCAGAAGGAGAAACGAAAAATGAACAGAAGCGAAGCAGAAATAATAGAAGAAATATTCAGACTTGGATATTACCAAACAAGTAACGTCATGGGCAAGAGAAAAGAGCAGGCGATAATTAGCGTAGTCAAACAATTCTTTATGGTCTGTAATCTAATACACATTTACAAAAAAAGTCCTGAACTTGACTATGAAATGATTGTTATTCAACCTCAATCAGAAAGCTATCACCCAGAACCTGAAATAGGAAAAAGAATTACTATTGATGATTTTGTCAGCTTAGTTGAAAGACCGGAAAAAGACTGATGAAAAAGCAATGTACGAGCTTGGAGATGAGTGATAGATATATTGTGCATTTCTCATGCGGTGCACTAAAGGATTTAAAATGAAATTTAATTATGAATGGAATATTTCTGATAAATACCCTGCCTCCGGAATTGAAAAACATGGATCAACAGTTTTTTCCTGCTTCTCTTGTGGTGGCGGTTCATCAATGGGTTACAAACTAGCTGGCTATGATGTTATAGGAAATAATGAAATAGATCCTAAAATGATGAAAATTTATAGGGAAAACCATAAACCTGAATTTAGTTATTTAGAACCAATTCAAACATTTAAATTGAGGAAAGATTTACCTGATAAATTATACAATTTGGATATTCTTGATGGTTCACCGCCTTGTTCATCATTTTCAATGGCTGGCAACAGGGAAAAAGACTGGGGAAAAGAAAAGAAATTTAGAGAGGGACAATCTGAGCAGATTTTAGATAGATTGTTTTTTGATTTTCTTGACCTTGCTGAACTTTTGAAGCCAAAAGCAATAGTTGCAGAAAATGTAAAAGGAATGCTTTTAGGTGATGCAAAAGCATATGTAAATGAAATACTTATAAGATTTGAGCAAATTGGTTATTTTGTGGATTATAAGCTGCTTGATGCTTCAAAAATGGGAGTGCCGCAAAAAAGAGAAAGAGTATTTTTTACAGCAATTAGAGAAGATATCTACAAAGGTGGTTTTACTGATTTATTTGGTAGGCAGCCTTTGCTTGATTTACATTTCACAGAGAACGAAATCAAGTTCAAAAATGTAAGAGATTCAAAAAATTATGAAAATAAATTATCAGATTTCTATACTGAACTCTGGTCTCAAAGAGAAGATTCTGACAAGGACTTTTCATGTATAAATGGCCGTGTAAGGAATAAGCCGAATACAGGATTCGGATGCACATTTGTGAAATCTGAAAATGTGTGCGGCACACTCACATCACATAAAGATTGCTATTGTGATTTTGAGGAGGGTAGATATTTAAGTGAGTTAGAATGGAAAAGAATAGGTTCATTTCCTAAGGACTATAATTTTCTAGATAACCAACCTCAATATGTAATCGGCATGTCAGTTCCTCCTGTGATGATGGCACAAGTTTCACACAGAATTTACACCGAATGGTTAAAGCCTATTCATGAATGGGAGGGAAGATTATGAACAAATTTAGAAGGATGGAAAACGATGGATGACATAGACCGTAGAGAAAAGACTAGTGAGAATAAGATTAATACACGCTTTACAAGAGGAGGTAAAGGGGACGCTAATAGGACAACACAGGCAGAGTATGAGGCGGGAGTCGTGTGGTGTGTACATGGTAGGTTTAAAGATAAATGTGATAAGTGTAAGAAAAGGAGAAAGAAGTGAATAGAAGTGATCGACGCACTAAAGCAACTAAGGGTCAAGTAATGCAGACCGCTAAGGATACAGCGCAGTTAATTGGCGTGGTTAAGATACTAGTTGAGAAGATGGACCAGTTAGAGCAGAGGGTTAAGGCGTTAGAGCCACTCAAAAAAGGAGAAAAGAGATGAGGGGAATAACAAAATCATACACAATTTGGTGCGCCAGCTGTGCTAAACGGGAGCATTGGTCAGGATTCAAGAATAAAAAGGCTTTTGTTAGCGACAGATTAGACTCTGGGGATTGGCTCAGGTTTATGGGTGAATTCTACTGCAAGGAATGCATCACATTAGAACACTTGATCTGTCCTATACAGCTGTAGATGATATTGATTTTTGTATAAATGTTGATACTTTTATATATCAATCAACAAATAGAGTAAAATGAGTAAGACAGAGAAAATAATACTAAAGTACTTTGAAGATAATCCTGGGGTCCATGCATAGTACATAATGTATATATATACAAATAGTATTATACTTAATTTAGAGAGGTTGATATATCCGCCTTGAGTACAAGTACACCCTCCATGAAAGGATTTTTCCCCATTTCAAAAAATCCCGTGAG